GATACCCGAATCCATTGCATCACGCAAACTGCAAACGTGATCCGTGCTACCAATGCCGATACATCCTAGCCCCGTATTTCCAGGTTGTGGGCAAACAATGTCGCGGTCCGGCTGCGTCGCCGCTGGCCCATCGCATGCGGCAAAGAACAATCCCCACCGAACCGGAGTAAACGAAAATTCACCGCACAAAGACGCCTGCAAAGCCGGTGCAGGTAGTCTCGGGTCGTCATCCTCGTAAGAGCAATCATCCCATTCCCAGTAAACATCATCGGGAGTTGCACCGCATGTAAACGAGGACACTTCATCGGACGGTGATAGCGTCACCTGATACGGCCCTGCGTCGTTTCCGCATCCGACGGACTTGCTAAGCGGTATGAACTTCTCCCGCGTTATGCCGTAGGTGTATTGAGCCAAAACGGATGGCTCCATGTCGGCGAATGGATCGTCGTCCTCTGGGCAAGGAGGAACCGATATAAAGCCTCCCGCGTCGAATGCCGCTTCTGGATCGCATCCTGTAGCGGTAGCGTCTGGGAAGTTGTCAGTGTGCTCGTAATTCGCTGAAACGTACTCGTCGCTTTCGTCGCAACAGTCAGAGAAAAGAGTTGTTGGAGTGCGCACAGTCCCTGACACCCTAACCGCGCTGCAACTGTAGCCATCGTTGTAGTAGTATCGTGCGTAACGCAAACACACTCGCACCCATACCCCGCAAACCTCTTCACCGTCAATCGTCTTCTCTCCGGCCCGTACCGATACTTCGCTGTTAAGGTACTTGTACACCGCAACCGCTCTACTCGATGCCTTTAGCATTGCCTCAACGCTTCCGTCAAAGACGCTAACCCAATTTGGGTCGCAACACTTTTCCACCTCAACGTCCATGCCGTCGAAGTAGGATCCCCGAACCTGCCTGCATTCGGTATGTAGTTCCCCGGTCGATGCTGACGCGTCAACGCTTGCCGTCCCGCTAATCTGACAATTGTTTTCCCCGTAAGTTGCTTGATCGTTTAGCACGTCGTAGGTAATCGGGAAAACAAGCGTTGCGGGATGATTGCCTGTTATCGTGAGCGTCGTCGATACCGCGTTATGTATGATGCAATACCCGCCGCACGGATGAATGCACTTGCAACAAATCTTCCCGATCCTGCTCATGGGCACAACTCCACTGCGGAGAACTTATTGCCAACGCGAAACAATTTGAGGAACGCCCCGCTATCGATGGCCGTTCCACAATTAACCACATCAACCGCATACAAATCACTCAACACATTCGCATCGCTTATCTGCTTCACCATCGCCGTTCCCGTGCCCAGTGTTGTTCCCGCCCTCGCTGTGATTGTACTCGTAGCAACCGCAATTAAGCAATCCGCTGTTTGCTGCGTTGGATCGCTATTGCCTCCGCTGCTAGTCTTGCCACCGATGAGGCGTAGCAACTCCGTTGAGTCCGCATCGTTAAACGCGTAGAGCACTTCATCAGCCATACTAGGAAGTCCTTACAAATGAGGAAAAATTGACTTCCTTTTTGCACCGGAACTCCAGCGTAGCCGGGCTTGTAGTCTTAGCACCTGATCCGTTAAGCCCACCGATGATACCAAACGTGTTCGTATCGTCCATATACCTCTTGAGCGTCGATCCGTCGAGGTAATAAGGCCCAACGTCCAAACGCTTTTCGTCGTGCGTATCTGGATCGTAGGTGACCTTGTATTTAACTCTCCACGCCGCAAAACCTGCGTACGATCCTAGTTCAGCCTCGACGACTTCGAGAAGTAGCGTCCTCGCCGGGAATACTTGCCCGATTGCATCGAAGGATGCATTATTGACCGTATCGTTTCGATCCAAGAACACCTTGAGTTTCTGCGATGCGTCCTCAAACTGCACGAATGAAAATTGACACAGCGACCGCGTTTCAGTCAACGGCGAATCAAACGGAGTCCCTGCCGAGTTTGTTGGCTTCTTTGCCGTTGGCGTCGTCCTGTCCGCAACTAACACCCGCTCCTTAGTCACGAATGAATCGATCTTGAATACTGGTACCCACGTTGTGGGATCCGGACTATCTGGATTTTCGCTTGATTGCTTTTGCTCTTCGGTGCCGGTCTGAAACTTTGCAGACACTTCCCAATATAAAGGATGCTTTTCGTTTCGTTCCGCTGTGAGGTCGTCGCAAACTAAACCAAGAGGCCCGTATAGCAAGCCAACACGGGGCAGTCCTGGAGTCTCTGTAAGCACTGATAGACGAGAGGTGAACTTATCATCGGTCTTGACGCGAAAGTTCCACAACTCCCCAAAGACAAGCGTAAAACCTTGGCCTTTGCGAACGAATCCGCTGCCCTTGCGTAACTCACTACCGACTAACTCATTGGCCATCGTTATCTCCTAAAAGCTAATCGCGGTGCAGCCTCTGCTAGTTCGTTCGCCTTCTTCGCTTCCGCTAGCAAGTCCTCAGCAAGTTTCTTTTGCTCGGCTTGCTGCTTGCTCTTTGCGTTTTCTTGCTGCATGAAGGTAAAGGCTTCCTTAGTGCCGGCTTTAAGCGTAGGGGCAATGTTCTTGGCGATTTCCTGGCCGCTTTGCGTACCGAATCGCATCGCTGCTTCCATCGCCAACTTATCGCCCTGGACTCTACTGAGGCCCTTATCCGGCCCTAGCGATACCATGCCCTCAATGCGTTGCAGTTCCGCTTGCAATTGCTCTTGAGGCGATGCCATGCCCTGCTTTGCTCGCTCTGCATCTTGCTCGGCTTGCTTCTTTTGCTTGGCTTCCTCGACCAACTTATTGAGCGTCTGATACCGCTTGATATCGTTCTCCGAGTAACCTGCGGCTTTCTGCTTAGCCGCCATGTATTCGTTTTCGCTCATCGTCAATTGGTCGTACTGATCGCGTAGCGACTTCATTTCCTCGATCTGCTTTTTGCGTAGTTCGCCGGCTTTCGCTTCTGCTGCTTTCGCCTTCTCCGCTGCCGCCTCTTCTTCCGCTCGTTGCTTGGCTTGCTCGGCTAGTTTAGCCGCCTCAGCGTCCACCTTTTTCTTGTTCTCAAGTCGCATCCATTCGGCGTGCATCGCATCCGCAATCGCATCTTCTTCCGCTCTTGCCAACTCGTTAAGGTTCAGTAGGTATTCATTCGACTTGCCTTGAGCATAGGAGACGAGGAAGCCCCATCCCTTGGCAAACGTACCCAGCCCTTCGGTTAATTTCTGCGTTCCGGCCCCTGATGCTTGCGTCCTGAATGCGTCGAGTAACGCAGTAACCGCTGGCGTAAGTTGATTGCCAATATCGATCGCCAACGCCTTAACATCCCCGCCCGCTTTAGCGAACTGGCCCGATAGAGTCGCGGCTAGTTTTTCGTTCATGCCTGCGAAGCGTCCACCCTCTTCGGTAGCCGACTTGAACGCATCCGCGACCATTTGAGCACTAATGGATCCCTGCTCCATTTTCTTCCGCAACTCTTCCATACTCATGCCGGTCGTGCGGCTGATTTCCTGGAGCGGGTTGAAACCTGCGTTGACCATCTGCAAGACTTCTTGCCCCATTAACTTCCCGTTGGCTTGCACTTGACCAAACGCAAGAGCAAGGGATTGAAATTGCTCTGGATTGCCGAGCGATATGGCCGAGAGACGTTGAAGCGTCGGCCGGATGTTATCCGCCGTTACGCCAAACTGGAGAAGCGTTTTCCCGGCTCTTGCAAAGTCGGAGAAGTTGATAGGCGATTCTACGTCTAACTTTTTGAAGTCCGCCATCAATTGGCGTGCCTTGATGCCTGAATCAGTCATCACCTCAAAAGCGACTTGGGCTTGCTCCATTTCGGATGCTATCTTGATCGTCGATTTAACCGCATTTGCAGCAACTCCAAAGCCGACGTAGCCCATCGCCATCCTCGCAAGCGATGATGTAGCCGTGTTCGTGACTGCAATGGATTCTTGCTTGGCTTGCGTGTTTTCCTTGACCATGCCAGTTGCCATCTTGACGACGCGGGCAAGCCCTTCTTCTGCTGCCTTTGCCCTGTCCGCGTAGATTGCCTCTAGGCCGTGCTTCTTAGCCATCGCGTCAACGGCTTGATTGTATTGATGGATGTCGATCTTGCCTTGCGTGAATGCCCTGTCTAGGGCCTGCACTTCTCGGTGCATTCTCTGCATCGGAGTTTCGGATTGCTGCAAGATGCGTGCTAGATTCGCCGCTTCCTTCGCTAGTTCTGCCTCTGCTTCCGCTGCCTTGCGTGCTTCACCTGCTAGCCTCTTTTCTGCTTCCGCTGATCGCTCTGCGTAGATCGCTGCAACACCATGCTTCTTAGTAAGCATGTCAACCGCTTGATTGTACTGATCGACGCTTATTTTGCCTTGCTGAAATTGAGCGTCCAGGAATCGCACGTCGTTAGCCAGTTTTTGCATTGGCGTAAGCGATGCGGAAATTATAGAGGATAGCCGCTGTGCCTCTGTTGCTAATTCCTTTTCAACCTCAGCCGCTTTTCTCGATTCCTCTACAAGTCGCTTTTCGACTTGTATTTGCTCCTCCATCGCTTCGGTTACAATGCCGAACTTTGCGATTAAATGGGATTGCGTTTTTGCATAGGTCTCTGCAGTGATCCCGCCTGCCGCGTACGCCCTGTCAAGCAACTGCATCTTCGCAGCGTACTTGTCCATTGGAGTCTCGGAGTCTCTAATCGCTCTGGCGATTGCGTTGAGTTCGTTGCGTGCAAACTCTCCGTTCTTCCTCATCTCATCGATGTTCATGCCGACTTTGATATTTGCGACTGTTATCGTTTGCGCCATTTACCTCGCTCCTAGTCCAAACATCGCCTTGACCTGTCCCGCTATTTGCGTCGATGCTTTAGCCGCTTGCTTGAGCATCGTTTTTGCGCTCCGTTTTGGCCGCTTGTAGCGACTCGGCATGAAGTCGGCTACCTCCGGCATGGCCTGCCCTGCCCTAGCGAATAGGGGTAAATTGATTGCGTGGACGATGGACGCAGTTTGCTCCCATTCTTCGCCGATAGGCTCGATGGAGTCAAACGCTATCCACTGATCCAACGCCCCCGATGGTAGGCTCTTCATCCATGCCATCGGGTCAACAATCCCCCAACGCAACGCAAGCCGAAAAGCGATTGCTAGCCGCCGGTTGCGTCTGATTTTTTTGCTAAGGCTTCGATCTCCTTCGCATCGTATTCAGTGAGCTTTAGGGCCTCTTCGTATAACTTGCCGATGGTCTGACGCGGAAGCGGCTTGAGCGAATCGCTATCCATAACTATCCGCTCGCCGTCCTTACCTACCAAGCAATAAGATACAAGCAACCTTCGATGCTTCGCAAAATCGAACTTGTCGCCCGACTGCATTTGCACTTCCATATCTGCTGCATCCGATTCGCATAACTCACGAAGCGTAAAAACTTCCGAACCGATACGAATCTCGATTGTTTTAAGAGGACGCGACGCAGCCGCCAAGAATCTATCCAGCTCGCTACTCATCATCGTCCTCCTCGTTTAGGATCCGCGTCGCTTCCTCGACAAATTGGCGCGAAAACTGTTCAGGTGGTTCAATGTCCATCTGGTAACCAAGTGCTTCCATCGCTTGCATCTCGATCGATGCCATCTCTCCCTCAGTCAATTGGTCGTGAGGAAAATTAAACAAGGCTTGTAGCTGCACTTTCTCGCCGTGTGGCAAGTAGCCAACTAGCACCCCATCGAAAAGCACTTGAAACTGAGCCAACGGGATCGTAACCCCGTCGGCCCTTAAACCCATCTGCTGTTGCAAAGCAAACATAAAAGCCCCTTACTAAGCCGCTGTAAAAGTCAATGACGTTGCACCATCGAACTGCAACGTGTAACTACCTCGCATAATAACACCCTTTTCACACGAGGGGAATTTCACGTTCTTGACGAATGCCGTTCCCTGGACGCTTCCGGCTCCTGGGAATGTCAATGTGACACTAATCCCTGCGTATGGTTCCGCTGACGGAATCATCGCGGTAGTGATCGGTGGAGCGGCTCCGAGCCAGTTAAACTCGATTTCGATTTCTGGATTCTTTCGCAAGTCGCTTGGGCGTAACTTTTCGTAAAGAGTAGTTCCCAAATCGGTGATGTCGAGGGCATCGACCCTT